TAATTTTAAGATAACTCCTATTTTTTCATCTTCTACAAAGATTACTGTTTTTTCATCTCTATAAAATTTTAATCCTAGTTCATTGTGGTTCATTAATTCTTTTAACATTTTCATCACTCCTTTGATTTTACTTGATTTTTTATTTAAGAAGTGATATAATCTAAGTAGTTGAAGCTAAGATTAAATCACTCTTAGTTTACCCCTCAGAAGAGGGGGGATAAATTACTTTTCCTTTTTAGTAATTGTAATTGTTAGTGTCCAGCTCCCAATCACAATTTTAAATTGGATTTTCATTTTATCACCTCCTTTTCCCTTGAGGTACTTTAATGATATCATAATCATATGATTATGTCAACACTTTTTTATATTTTTTTAAAAATTTTTTAACCTTAGATAAATCCATATATTCAAGCAATAAAAAAAGATGGGGTAGTATAAAAACTACCCCTTTATTTAATTTCTTCATCGAAATCTTTCTCTTTTAATTTTTCTGGTTTTATATCTTTTGGATCCGTATCTTTAGTATTACATTTATCGCCCTTGCATTGCTCTAATGCAATTTTTAATTTTTCAGGAATAGGCAATCCTAACTTACTTGCATTTTCTATAACAGATAAAAACTCTGTAGCTACATAGAAAACTATAACTAAATTACGGATACCAACATTAGGTACAAGCTGCTCTATAACTGAGGAACATGAAACTATTATAAGTATAAAGACTTTCTTGCTTATCCCTTTATAGGCTCTAGCACTATTAACTGTTTTAGTTATGTATCCAGCCCAAATTCCTGTTATATAGTCTACTAGCATGAGAAAAACAAGTACTTTTACAGATAAATCAAATCCTCCCAATGCCCAAACAAGAACAGATATCCAACCAGTCCAAACCATAGCAATTCCATTTTTAGCACTTATAAAAAAATCTTCCAATTTACTCACCTCTTCTGAAATGGCTAGCCCCAAAAAGTCTAACCATTCTATACATTAAATTTCTTTTAATTATTCCCACTCCCCATTCTGTCATAATCTCCAAGAATATTTCATCAGCTTCTTCTCTGGTAACATCTAAAGTACACTGGCTAGAGTATAGCCAATCATGGACTACAGCCGCTCTCCCATGCTTACCATAGCTGTTGATTATGTTTCTAAAAACTCTTGGGATTGAGGCATAATCTGTTTTGAAACCTTTTGGGACTGTCACAAGTCCTTTAGATGTTCTGTAAGTATAATCTTCTAAAACTTCCCAATATTTATCGTCAATAGGTGTTGTATTTAATCTAGTCATTTCCATCTTTTCCCTCCTTGCTTTCATAGAAATTAATTCTTTGTCTTAAAGTACTTAGATATGCACTCATGTACCTCATTTGGTCTCTTAAATGCATTTGCTCTATCGGAGTTAACTTGTTAAAAGTATCTGTAGTAAAGAATCTATCTAGCTTAATTATTTTCTCTTGTAAGTCATCTTTTTCTTTTATTATTCTGTCTAAAAAACTTTCCATTTCTATAACTCCTTTACTTATAAGCAACTCTGTCTGCACCTTTGATTTGCCAATGCGGACCATCTTTAAAAGTTTTCCAACAATTTCCGCCCCACTCAATACCATACTTTTCTAACAGTCCTGCCTTTTTAGCGATATTATAGATATCTTGGTAGTAGTGAAAATCTTTCCAATTTCCTTTATACTCTCCATTCACAATTACACCAATATCCGCTGCATAACCTAGCCCATCAAATTTAATCTGATGATTGGACTTTAATTTATATCCATCTACTTTAGTTACTTTAGATCCTGGGGCAGTTCTGCCTTTTTGATATTCTAAATTTTGCTCTGCTGCTGTTCTAACCCCTGCCGTAATCTTAAAATCCCAGGGACTTATCTTTATAAGTTCTGTCATAAAATTTACCAGGTTTGGATGCACCCCTTTCAACATTTTTAAACTTGTTTCTGATAATGTATACATTTAAAAATCACCTCCTAAAAATGACCTTGTGAAAGCCTGTTTAAGCCAATTAAAAAAAGGTAGCTATATAAAACTACCTTTAATTTATTTAATCCCATTTAATAGCTTCTAACCCTTTAACTGTTGAAACTTCCCTTATTTTATTAGTTATAGCAGTATATTTCTTTTGTGCAGACATAACTCTACGGATCCAAGAGAAGTAAATTTGGATTATTTCTCCAAGTGAAATAGATGTAATAGAATTATCTTTTAATCTCCATTGAATTGGTAGCGATTTTAAAAGTGGCTTTAATTTTTCAGCTTTCATAGCCATTTTGATTTTTTCTTCTAGCTCTGCATCTACTGGAATACCTAAATCATCTAGGGCTTGTTTAATTTCATCATAGTCTTCTATTTCTCCAGCTATGTCTAACGCCATTTTAACTCTCATAAAATTAATTTCGTCATATTCTTTCATTTGGAATACTTTTCCATTATACTCATATGAGCCAAACATCTTATCTAGCAGAATTTCTCTGAACTTGTTTCTGAAAGTTCTTTTAACATCTTCCATGTCTATATCCCAAGTGTGAGTTACTGTATTCCATGTATGATAAGAGCTTGGTTGTGGTACAACCTTTAATTTCCTATCTTCTATGTACTCTCCAGGAGCGAGTTGAACCTCGATATCTTCTTCTATAAGTTCTTCTCTAGTCATTTCTCTTATAGTATTTGTAGATTCATCATATGTAGGGTACTTAAAAGGTTCAGTTCTCTCAATTACAATGTGATCTGATGGGGTGAGTTCTGGGTAATCCAGGAATAAATTCCCCTCCATGAACTGCATAACTTCGTTGGCTGTTAAATTAACAGTGAATGCAAGTTTTGATTTTTTTTCTTTTGAATAAATATAAAACATAATTCGTTCTCCTTTCAAAAATTTTAATATTTTTAGGCTATCTGTTCCATCACAGATGGACTTTAAAAATGCGAATAGATTGGAAAATTTAATCAAAATAAAAAAATACTCTGCAACAACTCAAGATTATATACCTATTAATTCTGGAACACTGGTTATTTCAGAGGTTGGAATTCCCAATTTAAAAAATAAAATCGGAATTCCTTTAAATTCTACAATTGTATCTGTGAGTGTTGGGCAAAGTGCAGGATATTGTGAATATTGTACTTACAACTATGAATCCGATACAGCTCATGTTGGTCATATCGTTCCTGCCAACAATTCTAGGACAGCAATTATTAATGTTGCTTATATTTAATAATTGCTAAACTTTAGTATCCTATTGCAATGTAATTAATTCTTATTTGTGTGGTTTTATTTTTTGCAAGAACTCTAAATTTTACCTTTCTATCTTCGTTAGAAAGGCTATCATCTATTACAAGAGTATCATCATTTATTTCTGTTATTCCACTTCCAGAAGCAACAGGAACTATTGATATACATGTAGTTGGAAAAGGGGTAGGAAAATAGATGTATCCTGTTCTTGTGATACTATAACCACCTTGAATTATCAGTTTTCCTATCTTGAACGAGTAACTATCATTTGTGAATAAATTTTCCAATCTCTTACGATTTTCCCAGATAGATAATTCTTCAAAGTTCCCGTCTGGAACACTCACTCTTCTGTTTTGTGCTTCTTTACAAATGTAGAATTTCTTGTTTCCAGGGAAATAATAAACATTACCTTTTACTGCCTCTGTTAAAGGGAATTTCCCATCTTCTTTTCCTAGTGCAGAGACTACTCTGTCATCAATTTCTTGAGCTGTTCCTGTGTATCCTCCCTTTTGTGTATAGTTAGTTTCTAAGAATTCTTTTGTGATGAATAGATCTTTTCCAACTCCTTCCACTACTATAGATTGAGCATTAGATGCGATTAAATTAAGTTTCAATTCTATCTTAAATGGACCGTCGGTTTCAGGCGGTATCCAAGAAGTTTCATCTCCGTCATTCATATAATAGTACATTATCTCTTGCCCATTATCGTTAACAAACACACCTATTTCTCTTGGATAATACCCTGTTCTAAGGCTCACATTATCAATGTTAGTAGTCAAAATAACTGTGTCATGTTCCTGGTTTAGGGTTAATATTCCTTTCTCAACTTTTTGATTAATTAAATACTCTAATTCAGCAGGGTTATCGTAGTTGTCTAATCTACCGTCACCTATTTTAATCTTAGAAAAGTTAATAGGCTTGTTCTCTGCTTGTATTTTAGCCAAGTATTCTCTACCTTTTTTAGTTATCCCATTAAATTTCATTTAGTCATACCTCCTGTTATTTGCTTATATGCTTTTATGTAAACATTGCTATTTACAGTAAAGTCTTTCTTTTTATTTTCCTTAGTTGCCAACAAAGTCATTTCTTTAAAGCCAGATATGTAGTAATTAGAGGTGTTTACTTGTTTTAACTCTATATAATCTAAGTGGCTTCTAACATTCTTATTAGCTTCTATGTTTTCCATTAATTCTCTGTACTCTTTAGGATCTACTATTTTCTTATCTGTATATATTCTAAAAGTTCCAGGTCTACCATTGTAAGCAGTCCATTCTTTTACATCAAACCCTTTGTACAACAGACCGCACACATCTTTTAATACCTTAGTTGTACCCATGTTAATTTTAGAAAATATAGCCCTTTTAACTATTTTTTTCTTTTCTTCAAGAGTTGCATTTTTAGTGTATATAGAGTATTCCCATAACAGCATATTAATCTCTTGCTCATTCATTAAATCTATCATTTCAAGCTTTTTTAATTCACTGTTTATGATAGAGTTTCTACTTCTCAAGACATAGTCTATAGATTCATATATCCATTTAGTCGTAGCATCATCAAGAGTAGATACAGCAGCAATGTCTGTTAATTTCAAGTCATCAATTAATATCATATGTCTTCAACTCCCAAATAATTGATTACTACATTGGTATTACATTTAGCGAACTGATGTGGCTCTAGCTTTTTGTAATTTGGAGATGTTATAACAGTTCTTTTTACTCCAGCAAGCTTTAATCTTTTAATTAACTCATCAGGTATGATGTCTCTTCCTAACTTATTTTTTTGCCATTCTATGTATTCGTTTACTGCTGTCTGTACCTTAGCTTTTATAGAGTTAATACTAATTTCATCAGCTTTATTTATGTAATAATCAAACTCAACTTTATAATCCACAACTTCAGGGCTTTTTACAGTAACTTTATCTGTTAAAGGTCTTATTTCATCAGAATTTACAACCTTTAATACTTGATTTTTCATTTCTTGAGTAGGCACTCCATCTTTTGTAAGTACATAGATATCAACTTCACACGGGTTTGGACTCTTGATAGTAACATCAACTATTTCTGGAGATGTCGATAAAGTCCAAAATACATAAGCTCCAACCGAACCCGCAACAGAGAAAGAGTCAGGTACAAGTCTTAATCTCTCTCTATAGACCTCATCTTCTTCTAAGTCAGTTCCACCATTTGAAATGGTGATATTTTCTACTTTAG